GCCTAAACGTGTGCAAAATAAAAAATAACATATGTGTTGGTTGTTTTAGAACCCTGGAAGAAATTTCTTCCTGGATAACACTATCTAACGAAAAACGTACCCAAATTATAGACTCATTGGAAAAAAGAAGCTCTCAGATCTCCTAGAATCGTTGAAACATAACGCTTTGGTATGATTCCTACCTAAAATATCCTTATCTTTTGTATGTTTATAATACCTACCCTAACATTAATTCAAGCTTTTTCAGCACCAATATCTTTCATTTTTGCTCTGTTCTCTATTACTGAGAAGTAATCTATAACTAATAATAGAAATGGAGAAATAAATGTTTGCAAAATGGTTTTATAATTTTAAGGTAGGAAGAACAATCAACGCTTTAAGTATGTTGGACGATTACATACTAAAGGATATAGGTATACACAGGTCTAATATACGGTCACACGCATATGAAATGTTTAAAGATGAAAAGCCTCAAGATGAAAAGTCCCAAGATCCTCTTGAAGAACTACACAAACAATTTGTAAAGGCTGGTTACTAACCAACCTCTCCCCAATTGTTACCTAGTTCTGCATCAACTTCAAAAGGTACTTTTAAATCAGGAATACAAGTAGACATTATATTAACTATTTTATCTACTTGTTCTTGATTCTGTATATTGAAACATAATTCATCATGAACCGTTAACGTAGGACATAAGCCCTCTTTATAACATTCTACCATAGCTTTTTTTGTTTGATCGGCACTCGATCCTTGGATTAGTTTATTCAAAGCTTTGTATGTAAAGGCTCTTCTTAATCTATTTTTAGAACCATATTCTTTCTGTGCATCTTCTAATGACATAGCTTTGTTATATGAATAAGAAACAGGTTCCCACATATCAAACCTACACTTACGTCCTAGCCAAGTTCTAATTACACCATGTTCTTTTGCATGATTAGATGTTTTATCAGCAATACCTTTTACAAAAGGAACCTTTTCATGATATGTAGCCAATAGCCTTGTTGCCTCTTCTTCATCAATACCCATGACACTAGCTAGTTTTTTCTTACCCATTCCATACATAATTCCAAGGTTCACAGTCTTAGCATTCTTACGAGATATACCTGCCATATCAGCTACCATCTGATGGAAGTCAGCATTTCCTTGATTATACATTTCTATCACTTGATCTATCTGAGGATGTTTATTTACACCTGTCAAGCTACCACAATAATGGGCTAACCATCTTGGTTCTTGTGATGCATAATCAAAGGAACCCCATTTGTGGCCCTCCTCCGGGATAAACAGTCCACGAATTAATTTCTTAATCTCAGGATCTCGTGCAGGGATCTGCTGCAAATTGGGGTTGCTTGAACTAAAGCGACCTGTTACAGTTCCTCCATCATCGGATCTTAAAGGATTAAAATCACAATGAATTCTACCCTTATGAGAATGATTAAGAATAGTTTCAACAAACGTAGTGTTCGCTTTATTAAGTTCTCTTATTTTAAGAATCTTTGCCGCAATGGGGTGGGGATTATTAGAGAGAAATTGTTTTGTAAACATGGGTGCCCCAGACTTTTCTGTGCGAAGATAGTGGATCCCAAGGGAGTCAAACACCTTTGCTATAGATGTAGCGACCCAAGGTTCAATAGAGAAACCTGTTTCCGTGGATACCTCTTGAAGTAATTCTTTCTCACGTTTAGCTAACATCTTTTTAACTTTTTCCGCTTTATCCACATCAACACGAACACCTTTTGTTTTCATGTCTAATAACACCGGAAGTAAAGAAGATTCTAAATTAAATATAGAATTACATTCTTCTTTATCTAAAATAGGTCTTAGATGATCCCAAAGTTTTAATGTAACACTAGCGTCTTGTTCAGCATAAGCTCCAACAAAACGACTAGGTAATTGCCACATACCAGACTTTGCATCAACACCAAAATATTCGGCTGCCTTGTTCATCATTCTTTCGTTCTTGTACTCTCCAAGGTATTCCCCTGCGAGTGAGTTAAGATTGTAGTATCTTCGGTTCTCATTCAAAAGAGGTGCCGCAATCATTGTATCTATAATCTTGCCTTGAACTTCTATGCCCTCGGCTCTTAGCCAACCTAGATCATACATAGAGTTGTGAAATACTTTTTCTATGTTAGGTGTTGCCATTTGTTTTTTTAACCAGGAGAAAACTTTCTTTGGTTGTATGTTGCCACCACCCTCATGTCTTATTGGATAGTAGCCAATAAAATCTCCTGCAGCCACAGCCACTCCAATTACATATCCATCATTTCTACACCAACCCGGACCAAGCTTCATTAAATTTGGATCCCTTGTCTCTAAGTCAACGGCTATTCTATCGCACTTAGTTAAGTCTGGAAAAGAAGATGGAGGAGACCAATCAGTTTCTAATCCAATGGATGCTACTTCTTTTATTTCTTCATTCATTAAATCTGGCATGTCTTCTGGACCCTTTGCTTTAAACCAATCTCCACCCATGTTGGCAAGATTATATTGATGTTTTTTAGTCATCGTTTATTATTTCTCCACCTAATGCTGCGTAGCCAATTATATCTATCCACGAATCATCGTGCTTCATTGACTCAGCTAACCTAGCTAACTTAACTCCAATCATACAAGCAACAACTTCTTCGGGTGTTATTTCTCTAGCTAATACAACAGACCAAATCTTGGCTATTCGTTCATGATTGAATTTAGCTGGTCCATACTCCTTGGCTCTCGGACCATTGATTAATCTCTCAGCTTCATCTAAAAAATGTTTTCTATCTTTCTTAGCAAAGTCTTTAATCTGTTTCATATTATCTTTTAATTCTTTTGATATTGTCATAATAGTTTAAATCCATTCTCTGTTTTTGATTCTACAATATGTAATTCTTTTCTTGCTCTCGTTGCACCAACATAAAAAGTTCTAACCTCTGAATCCTGGTCAGCACTATTTGCACATGCTCTAGATGATTCTAGCATTAGTAAAACATTATCAGCCTCTCCTCCTTTAGCTTTATGAATTGTAGATATTTTTATTCTTGGGGATCCGTTCCAGATCTTCTCGCCACTCTTTCTTACTGAGTTGATATACGTTAACTCCCTATCCGATACATTCACTACTTGGTTCCAATGTGTTTCCGCAGAAACATTCAGACACTCTGCCATGTGCTCTATTGAGTATAGTTTTTCTGGATCTATAGAAGTTAACACTTTTTTCCCATGTTTGGTAAACACATGAGGCTGTGTTATCTTTGAAAAACTCTTCCATTCGCTTATCGACAGTTCGTGATTTTTGCAGATTTTATTCCAAACTTCTATTCCGTTAAGTACATTTGGAGAAATAGACCAACCGGAACCTTCTTTCCAAAATAGATATCCGTTATCTTTAATGAGGGCAGCAATTTTATTAGCAATATAATTTGTTCTTGCAAGGATCAACCACTCTCCAGTTCTTAGGTCTACATCCATTATATCGTAATGCCATACAACTGAACCTTCTCTTGAGGTGGGTTGCCAATCTTTTGTTTGTCTTGTCGATAGCCTTTTGACTAAATCCTCTGCTATATTATGCACAGACAAGGGTATTCTATAAGACTTATTTAAAATTATCTTGTTGGTACTAGCGTTTAAAAAATCTTTGACATCAACTCCCATCCAAGAATATATGCATTGATCATCATCTCCTGCATAAAAAACTTTCTTTGATCTTGGTACTAAGACTTTCTTTACCATCTCCCATTGCATGGGAACTAAGTCTTGTGCCTCGTCAACGATAAGGACATCTAAATTCGGACCTTGATCCTGAGTTATAAAATCTTGAATCATATCAACAAAGTCACGTTTCTTCATTGTTCTTTTGTAATCATTCAATGCTTTCTCAACTATCTTAGCTTGTTGGAAGTTTAACTTACGATCATTTGTATCACTAAATTGTTGCTCAAGACTAACACCTCTAACACGAGCCATTTGTATTAAACCAAGATAAGCATCTCCACCTTTCCCTGCCGTAAACAAAGTACCCTCGGACATGTTTACCGATGAGTTAGCCGAGAACTCTAGACCTAAAAGTTTACCTAATTGATTGTAATCAATTCCTTTTAAAACATCTCTGCCATTCATTCCCAACCATTGAAAAGCTAATGAATGAAGAGTTCTAAACCAAACCATTTGCTCTGCACTCATACCTAGCTTTTCTGCCGCACGAGTTCTTGCTTCTTCTGCAGCCTTTCTACTAAATGAAACGAAAGCTATTTTATCTGGAGGTGTACCATTTGCTATTTCTTCTTGGACAATAGAAATAAGTCTTGTTGTTTTTCCCGTCCCTGGTGGACCAAAGATTGTTGTTTCCATTAGAACGGCACCTCTTCTTCTTCTATCTCGATACTCGGAACTTGAACCTCGGAATCAAACTCTGGAATCCACCAAACCCTCATACTCTTCCATTCGCCCTTTGTATTCTTAAAGTTCTTAGCACCATTAGCCGTCTGATTATTATTCAATTCTTTTAGCCGTTCTTGTATCTGACCACGGCTATAGCTATCAAACTTCTTGGCTCTTAGGAACTGCATCAATGAATCAAGCTTAAAAAAAGTTTTTTTATCTTCCGTCCAAGGTTTACCAAGGGATAGTTCTTCGGCTGATTGTGCTTGCACCCTTCCGGTACAATAGTTCTCAAGCAACTCAAGAAACTGACCTTTGTATGTTAGCTCTTCGGGAACTTCTATTTCATTAACATTTTCTAATAAAGAATTAATCAAGGCTTGCCAATCTCCATTCTTCATAACCGGAGGCATGTAGTTTAATTGTTCCATGCATTGTCTTTGAAATTTTAAAGGCACCTGCAAATCTTCTGTTGATAACTCTAATCTTCTTGTCTCTACATCAGCAAACCAAACCCTTGGCTCTGACAAAACAACAGACAGTCCACTTATATCCATCGTTTGAACTTGACTCCCTACCCCATATTTTTTTGTTTTACACAAAGATTTATTACAAAAAGAACATAATGGTTGTTGATCACATGTATAAAAATATTCTTTCTTTTCCATCTGACCTTGTATGGTTACAATATCTGATGCAGGTAATGGAGGAGTGCAATAAGTTATGTTAAAGTTTTCTAATAATGCTTTCCAATTATCCGGATCCATCTTTTTAAACATGACGGCTGCATTAAACATAGACGTATTCCTACCACCTTCGGGTATGCCTTGTTTTGCCATCGTGGATATACATGGAGGACTCTCTTTAAATTGATCGGATGTTCCACCAAAATCAAGCGACAGAAAATCCTTTGGTAATACTTCTCTACTATCTTTTAATTCAATAAATTCTTCAAGAGTTGCCTCTTCTCCATCTTCTTTGACGGCATATCTCATCGTTTGTTCTGAATCAAAATAAGGAAGGTTAATAAAATTTCCTACATCTCCACGTTCAACCAAGACTTGTTCTTGTTTAGGAAATATCTCACAGTTACCAAAACCTAGTATCGATGATATCTCAGAAGCTTTATCTCTAAATTCTCCTGCACCTATCCACTCTTTAAAGAAAAAGAATATGTGGGCACCACCCGATTTTGATCTGCACACTACGGCAGGAATTTTAAACTTTCTAATTTTCTTATCTAATGCAACAAGGTCTAAAGGATATAAATCAATATCCAATGCACCAAACTTACATTTGTTTTCTTCATTGATAGGAATAGATCCAACACCTTTGAATCCATTTATGTGACCTTCTATTAAAGATAATGTTAAGGGTTGCCTTACGATAAAAGAAAGAGCCTTTTGTTTACCGGCTCTCCTTTCTTCTGATATTTTTGTCTGTCCATGTGCCGCACTAAAACCCTCAAATGCGACCATAAACTTTTCGTTTATATTCATTGTGATCCCCTAGAAATTGAGGCGACAAAGGGAGGAATTTTTGTCGCCCCAAAAAGTTAAAACGGTAAGTCTTCGTCTTTTCCTTCACTTCCGTTTACCACTTCATCAGACGTTCCCGCTTGAGTTTTAACATCTCCTGCTTTGAACGATTGATAAAATGATTTTGCAGACAAGAAAGCCTCTTGGGGAATCAATGTTGGATCAACCTTCTCAACTGCAAAATTATACCAGGAACCTCTGTCATTGCTTTCTTGTGTGGAAGTTAGTCTCCACGCAGTTCCCCACATAGGGGGATTAAACAATCCATTGGGACCTTTGTACTGTACCATCTTCATCATGGTATTCCATTTCTTAGACACTTTAAGTTGTGTCTTCTTCATGTCACAAATTGCCGTCTGTGTAGCACCGGTCTTGATGTCCACAAGCATAACAAGATGTTGTGCCGAACGTATCAACTCATTACCCGATGGCAATAATTCTGTGCCACCATCTCTTTGAGTCTGAGTAAGCAAAGGGTCATTACCTTTTAACTCGCCCATAAATCCTCCGCCCTCGGTTCTGAGTTGAAACTCAAGGTATTTAACAGTATACCCACATGGTATAACGTAGACACCTTCTTCACTATCCCAATACTCTCCGGTTACAGTATTGAATAGATCTCCACCACTAGCACTCTTTATATAAACAGATTCCTGCTTATTAAGTTGAGGCGAAGTGGTTTGTATTAAACGTAAAAAAGGTATTTGCATATCATCTCTACCAATAGAATCCATACCTTCTCCTGCAAACTCAACTAATTCGCTCATTAAATTAGCAGGTAAGTTTTCTTTCTTTTCTTGTATTTCTGTATTAGCCATCTTTTAACTCCTTGTTATCTTAGCTTCATTACCGACAAAAACACCGAAAGTTTCAAAGTCTAAATCTTGTCCACTTTCGATTCTACCTTTAACCCAAGACTTTAAAGTCATTGGATGTATGTGCGTTTTCTGCACCGGATCAAGTCCACTCTTTCGCAGATCATCTATTACTGCACCTGCTTGATTGTCTTGTCCTTGTGAGAATGACACGATGACATCATTTTTAATAATGTCAGCCTCTCCAACCGATCTGAGAAAATTAAAAGCATCTTCTCTTTTATCCTCGGCTATTCGAGCATGAACGAAAGGTTTAACAGTTACTTTGTGACCATCTACGGTCAAACTGTCCATGCCCATTTCTTCCATAAGCATGGGTATATCTTCTTCGTTCACTTTTCTTTTTTTGAATTTCAAATCCTTGAGGTGCTGATCAGCATCCTCAATTAGTTTTTGAATTTGAATGGAGTGTCGGATGAGATTAGATAGTCTAGATGCACCATCTTTATCTACGTTATCGAACTTATCGGCATCGATCTTTTCCTTTTCAAATAGAGCATATATATCGCTCATAGCTACCTCTTTCTGGTTTAAAGTTTGTCCCCTTCGGGATTGAATGATTGTTGTACTTTACAATCGGGTTGTTTGTCAAGCTGCTTTCTGTTGTGACACTTTCTTGACCAAGTGTGCTAGTTGTCTACTTACACTTCTTTCGTTTTGTTCTGCTAATTCTTTTAGCATTTCGTAAACTTCTATAGAAACTGCTACTGATTTCCATTTGTTCGGATCCATCATATTCTCCTTTTAAATCCATTAAGTTAGTGGAAGATACTATTTTTTAAACATAGAGTCAAATAACTTATTGCTTATTATTACACCATTCTTCTAGTACCATTTTAGATTCTGTTAAACTTTTTTCCAGAGCATCATCCCAAGATTTTTTTATGAGATTATCGTCATTTCTAAACGTGTTAACATGAACCTTTTTAGTCATGCCTTTATGTGACCCTACTGAAATAAATTTTATTTTTCTTTCGGGTAGTGCGACCAAGGCTATTATGTCGCAATCTTGTTTTGTGTATGGTCTTTTTTGTCCTCCTTTAGATGTTGAAAAACTATAACACTTCTTATCATCCACATATGTAGATGTCTTGACTTCTATTCTCTGTGCTAGGTGTACATTTTTTCCCTTTACGGCAACAACATCAGTTCCATCTTGTTTGATGAGGTCACATTGAACACCTATCATTGTTAGTTCAAATGCCGTGAAAAGTTCTCCTGCCGTCCCTATAAGTTTTTGTTCTCTGATCGCCATTAGTTCCCCCTAGTTATGTTATTATTTCAACCACTCTCTTACTTGTTCTCCAAGAGACCGAGCGGATAGTTCGTTCTTTGATTTTAATGTCTTGACTATGTGTTCATCCACAGTTCCTTTAGCGACTAGGTCAACATACAAGACTGTTTTCTTCTGACCTATTCTGTGGCATCTTGCTTCTGATTGTATTCTAGATTCTAAATTAAAATCATTAGCATAGTAAATAACATTACTTGCTTTGTTTAATGTTAAGCCTCTTCCTGCCGTCTGAGGATTGGCTACAAAGAATCTAGCACTTCCATTATTTAAACTTTGCTCTGCGATCTGTCGATCTTTCTCAGAGGTATCTCCATAAAAAGTAACAACTGTTCCATGACCATAAGTTTTTTCTAATGCCTTCTTTATGTTCTTGATATCATATCTAAATCTAGACCATATGATGACACTTCCATCCATCTCTTCAATAGTTTCTATCATGGCATCTATTCTATTACTTTTAAATTCTACAAGTTCTCCATCATCAGTAAGTGTATGACCACATAGAATTTGTTGTAGTCTTAATAACTGAGTCATAACGGCAGGAGCCGATACTAATTGACCATCGTCAAGTAAAGCTATGGCTGCATCCTTTATACTTTTGTAATGCTTTAACTGTTCACTCGTCATAAGAACTTCACGAGTTGTGTATATCTTTTCGGGTAAATCTAAAGCATCTTCTTTTGTTACTCGAAAAGAAAAGGTATGAAGTCTTTCTGATAAATCATCTAAATTCTTATACCCAACAATTTGTTGGAAAGAATGATTGCCCATTCTCTGTGTTCTTGTGATTGCATATTTTCCCTGGAACGACCAAAAAGAATCGTGACCTAGTAAATCAGTATGCATAAAACTACATTGAGAATACAGATCTAAAGGAGAGTTAGTTACCGGAGATCCGGTAAGAATTCTTTTATACTTAGCCAACTTGCCAAAAGAAACTAGGGCCTTGGTCCTCTTAGCTCTTGGATTTTTAATTGTAGTGGACTCGTCTATAGCTAATAAGAAATTACTATCTTTAGTAAAGAACTCTATATAGTTTTTCATTTTTGTTGTAGCAAAGCCCTCAACATTTACTAAAAGTATTCTTAGATTATTTCTAGAGTGTGCCCCATCAACTAATTCTTTCTTCTGCGTTTTGTTTGGTTGTGGTGTCCATAAATAAACATCACATTTTATATCATCATGTAAATGAATTGGAATTTCATTCTCTTTCCAATTTCTATAAACACCCTTGGGTGCAACTATAACGGCAGTATCAATTTTCTTATTAAGGTAAAGCCATGCAATGTTATCTATTAATACTTTTGATTTACCACATCCCATCTCCATAAAATATGCATAATAATTTTTGTTATAACTTTTTTCCAAAGCTTCTTCTTGATGCTTGTATGGTTTTGTTTTGTATTTAAAATTCATGTGTATGTATCCTCTATCCAAGCCAGAGTTGATGGTGCTGAATAACTCTCTGTATACTTACGTTTATATTTTACTTCCGATTGCATAGCTCGTGGATCATCCGTCCCACTAAAGTCAGATTCGGGGAGTTCTAAAGATTCTTCCGTAGTCAAGAAAGGTCCCCAATAACCATTGCAACCATCTAAAGAACTACGTTTGTCTCTCTTCCAACCCTCAAGCCTAGCTATCTTCTGGATTATCGATGTCGATGTCCCAATCTGGCTCGAAATTGATTGTGTATCGTGGTTCAATGCCCACATCTTTCTTGCGACTGCTA